GATGCAGCCACAATATCTGAAATTCCATAGTAGTTATTCGTAGGTGTATATTTCTTTAGGTGGATAACCTCATTCGGCCGCCCTAATTCGCTATAAATTGGATTAGGTGTATCCTCGTCACCAAAATTGCGGAAATATACGGCCTTGCCGTAAAGTAATTGAATATAGCCATCTCTTAGCCTACGGACCCTCATCGTACTCGATGGAATATGTCCGATATAGCCAATATCTCCAGCAGTTGTTCTGCCTATTTCAATATATCCATTACCTGTTGCTTCTTGATCTGTATAGGCTTTAACTAATGTCTCTATAAATGTTTCTTCTTCATTTGAATCTTCCAGCCAATCTTCAAGACTTTGCCTTACCTTATCTAATTTTTTTCTGGCCCGCGCCAATTGTTTTACATCAGATATCTGGTCCAGAATATCGTTTGCTTTTCTTGTTTCGATAAATGAATACCCCAGGCCAACAATATTTGCAACCTTGGCATTTATTGCAGAATAGTTATACGGAGAGATCTCATACGCTTTTGACAAAGAGTCTAGGTTGAATTGTGGCTCAACCAAATCAAACAATCCGTACCCTGTAATTGCCTGGGTGACTAAATTCTGTTGTGTCTGGGATCCATCTTGTCCCACAAATCTTTTTTGCAAATCTCTTGCCATCTTGCGTCTAAATGTGGCCCCTAGCCCGGTAACCTTTTTTAATTCTTCCCCGTCGATTTTAAATGGGTCATTGTCCACTACCGCCTGTGGCTTATTGAATTTTATCCACTCATCTGTATTAGAGATCTCTATAAACTCTGTCGTGTCTTCTACATCTTCAATCATCTTTGTCCCCCCCTGAGCAATTTCATGCTATCCTTATATTCTCCAATATCTAAAGGATCTGGCGTTAATCCCCATCTCAATCTCATTTCTTGTTCTTCCCGCTCTTCATCAGAAATTTTGCGGGAACCGGCAAGGAATTTTGGGCTTCCCTCGTTAATCCCGTAAGACCTAACTTCTCTAGCAAGAGCATCAATTTTGGTCTTGTTCCCTTTTTTGGAAGTAACTGAAAGAAAGTTCCCGTCATCATCGCCGATCCACTTTCCACCAGGCATTTCCCAAACATAAATCCCTAGATTGGTCTCTTCGATAAACTTCTTATTAGTACTTTTGATATCCATATGCTATCATTTTACCATTCTTTGTCACTAAAGTCCAGAGATTGTCCTAATGCTACGACAGATTATACGCTTTGGATAACAATCCAGTCATTATCGTAGTAGTTTAATGCCGATTCTGTCAGGGAGACCGACGGCTCAGCAATAATTAAGGACGGTCTTCCTATATAAAGACCATAATGTTCAGAGGAAATTGCTTGGGTAAGATCAGATGAGTATATGACAATGTTATTGTATAGGTTGTCCGGGCCTCCAGATGTCAGATAGTTAAACTGTAGGGCCGTTGAGCAGGGGGCCGTAAATACAATTACGATATGATGCAGTTCGCCAGCCGTTAAAAAATTACTAATATTGGTCTGGGAGGTTTTGTCTACCCCATTTACATAGATCTTTGCTACGTTGGTCATAGAGACTACTCCTGTGCCGTCCCAGGCATACTTTGTCTCGGCATAGGACCCAGACAGGGCCGCGTAGAATAGGGTGTTAGCGCCCGTCGTAGAGGGCGTGAAGAGTATCTCTACAGACTTGATAGAAGATATTGTATCAATATTGAACCCATACCCTGATTTTGCCCTAATCCCATTTGTGGCATTCATAGAAAGCGGGGAATAATTTAAAGACCCCAAATCATACTCACTTGTAGAATATAGCCTATCCCCATAATTATCGGCATATAGGTCTTTATTGGTATAGAAGCTAATTTGAAAAAATGACAGCTTTGGTAGATATTTTGATGCATCACTTGTTATCATTGTTATTCTTATGTATAATTTTCCTGTTCCGTCAAATTCGTCTTTAGAATATTGTGGGACTGCCTGTCCATTTGTACATGCTACATATGTCACTTCATCTACGCTTGATTCAACTGTAATTCCTAAATCATTTCTCCATTCCACCTTTGATGAAATAAGTCCTATTTCGGTGGGTATTAAAAAGAAATCATTTATAATAGATTCTTTTGGTTCCGCCGTTTCTGTTTTGTAGAATGCTATATGTCTTTTATCTGAATCATAATATGTATTGCTATCTGTTAGTTCCGCCCATGATTTATTTACTGGGTACGAGTATTCAAATTGGGCCCTTGTGTTTGCGTCATTACAGGAAAACAATGTCCCGTTTTCTGGATAGGCTATTTGTGCTGCATTTATATACAATGATCCATCAAAATAATGCTTTCTTATAATTGCTGCGCTAAGGCCATATCTATAAATTGCGGGGGCATCCACAATAAAAGAATCAGCAATATCAGATGTAGGCCCAATTGATAGAGATAACAGGGAATTTGTAAATTTAAAATCGGAGGCCAATATTTTTGAATCTGAAAGGATGCCATCAATATATAAGGAAATTCCGCTAATTCCATATACTCCCACGATATGCAAGGATTTCTTGGAATAATATAGGGCATATCTTGCTATTTCCGTGGCAGATACCTTAAATACGATATCCCCGTTTTCGTAATATAGGCCGATATTGTTTGCATAATCTGCGAATATTACAGTTTGATTAGTTGTGGTAATTGAAGGGGATATCCATACTTCTATAGTAAAATCGTTATCTGATGTATATTTGGTTCCGGCCCCTGCTAAGGTTGTTGCCCCATAGTAATTCTTGGTAATTGGAATTATGATAGATGCGGTATTTGTAATTTTGGTTCCCGAAATCCCACCAGGAATTAAAGGCAAAATGTTTGTGGCAGGGGCGCCTACATAGGTTCCATTATTCCCCGCGCCCGAGATATCGGCAGCGGAAGAGCCAGAGGTCTCATCAAGCGCCCAAAATCCTAGTGGGTAGTCGCGCAAAATCTTAAGTGTATAACTCATAATCTCATTCTACCATTATTTAATAACTAGGGGGTTGTGCTAATCAGCACAATTTGATATACTCTTTACATGAGTAATCTTGTTCAAATTGCTGTTGCTAATGGCGGAAAATTAGCTCCCCTTATAGTTCCGACCACTATTGGTGCTATGAACCCAAGTGTGTTCATAGATGAGGGGGGGGACATCTTAGTAAATATTCGCGTCGTAAACTATACTTTAATCCATGCTGAAAAGAGCATGTTCAACAGCCGCTGGGGCCCGCTAAGTTATTTACATCCCGAGGGGGATAGGCGTCTAGCAACTGAGAACTACCTCTGCCGTCTCGATAAAGATTTGAAAATGACAGACTACACTAAAGTAGAGATGCTAGAACTTCATACTCCTATCTGGGAATTTCACGGCCTTGAGGATGCTCGAATTTACCAGTGGGGCGGCAACTGCTATCTTGTTGGCGTTAGGCGCGATACCACGAACTACGGTGAAGGCAGAATGGAATATAGCCACATTAAACTTAATAAAAAGAAGTGGATTGCTGTTGAAACTAAACGAGTGCGTATCCCAGCACCAATAGATAATAATTCATATTGTGAAAAAAATTGGGTAGGAATATTAGATAGACCATTCCACTTTATTAAATGGGCAAACCCCGTCGAGGTTGTTATGGCTAATCCAGACGAACCTGAATGTACTCAGGTCTCTCTTAGACAAGGGCTTGTGCCTCCAAGAGATCTGCGAGGGGGTTCACAGTTGGTGCGTTGGGGCAATATGTACATCTCTCTGGCACATGACGTTGATCTGACAAAAACCTACTTGAACCAGAAAGATGCAATATACAGACACAGACTACTTGTTTGGGACGACCAACTTAATTTAGTTGGGATATCTAAAGATTTTTCATTCCTGGACGGTAAGGTTGAATTCTGTGCAGGTGCTGCAAAATTAGGAGAAGATTTATTAGTGTCCTTCGGTTTCCAGGATAACGCTGCATTTGTGTTACATGTTCCGAAATTGGTAGTGGAAGATTTAATATTGGAGGCCCTTAATTATGACAATTGAATCTCTGATCACAGAACTTTCTAAAGATCCTTTTAATCCTGGACTTAATTTTAAATGTGCCGTTGAATATGAAATACTTAATCAAACTTCTTCTGCCGTTTCTTTTTATCTTCGTGCCGCCGAATTTGGGGTAGATAAAAATGTTCCTCTTCTCGTATATACATCACTTATAAAATTAGCAAAATGTTTTGAATCTCTGAATGATAGGGTTAATACGGTATCAAATTGTTTATTACAAGCTGTCGCCTGGAGACCTCAGAGACCAGAGGCGTACTTTCTTTTGTCGCAGTTCTACGAGCGCCAAGGCGCTTGGCAAGAGTGCTATACCTGGGCGAGCATGGGGATGGAAATAGACTTAGATATGACTCCAGATCTACCCATAGATGTTGGATTTATTCCCTACGGCCTCCTATTCGAAAAATCAGTAAGTGCAAATTGGATCGGGCGCAGAGACGAGTGTCGAAAGCTACTTATTGAATTGAAGGGGATGAATCTATCTCCTGAATACATGGTTGCAGTAGAAAATAACTGGACTAAGGTTGGTCATGCTTCTATTTGATATTGGGGCGAATCGTGGAGATGTAGTGTTGGCTGGGTTAAAACTAGGCTACGATAAAATTATTGCTTTAGAGCCAGCACCACGAATATTCGCGGAATTAGTTAAAGCATTTATATATAACCCTAATGTAATCCCGCTAAAAATGGCGGTATCTGATACAAATGATCAATCTATTGAATTCTATGAAGCATCTGAAGATGGCCTTTCAACTATTAATATAGACTGGCTAACTAAAGAGGGAATGCCCTATAAAGATAAAGAGTTTCGGACAATATCTGCAACTACTATAACTATTGATAGGCTTGTTGATCTTTATGGTTCCCCGGATTTAATTAAAATTGATGTAGAGGGTGCTGAGTGGTCGGTACTTCTGGGGATGACAAAAAAATATGGGATACTTGCATTTGAATGGACTGACACAACACTTCGTGAACATGATATGCAACTTCAATATCTTAGAGAATTAGGATATACCGAATACGCTCCACAGTTCATTGTTAATCACTTAGAAGAACCTATCGAATGGTTCTCCCTAAATGAAGATTTTTCTCTTGGTCTTTGGGTATTAGAACATGAAGAAATGTGGGTTAATGGCGGGTGGAAAGTAGCAGGATTAAGACCTACTGCTGATGTTGGAATGGTTTGGGCAAAATAAACTAACTATCTATGAGATTAAGACAATAAAGACTATTCCACGAATGATCTTTTTAATATCTTCCTGTACTCTTTGGAAATTAAGCAATTTGCTGTCATTGCAGAAAACTTAACGAATGCCTCTATGGTGCTAATTGATTCCGGCGTATTTATTCTAAATCCTGATGCCGCAAATACAGCGACTATCCGCATGAAAATATTAAAACATTGTTTCATTATGGTGACCACCAATTTCCATGTTGAGCGTATATGGTCTAATTTTAGACCCTTATCCCAAAACATAGGTTATGGAATTCTTGTTTTCTAGTTATTTTCCCCCGTTCCAAAACAAACTATCGTCATTGTAAAGTTCGGTGTCTAAATCATTAATCTCTGCTAAATAATCAAGTTGGGCTTTGTTTAATGATTCAAAAAGGGTTTTAGACATAGGGTTTATATTTTTAGACACAGGCATATTAATTAACATAGGGTTTGGTATTAATTTAATTCCAAAATCATCAGCGATTTTGTTTCGTATCTGATTAATATTTGCTGTGTTAATTTGAGAATCTTTAAGCAAAATGTCTATTTTGTTGATTCTTTCATACACTAATTCTCTGTTGATTTTCATATTTACAAAAGCAGGGTCATTGATAAAAAATGCTCCTTTGTCTGCTGTGCCATCGTTTACATATAAGAAATTTTTAGATTGGTAATTGGAAATATATTCTTTGTAGTCTGTAACCCAAGCCATAAATTCTGCAACAGTAGGATTTTTTATATCTTTGACACTGGCATAAGCCCAATTATCCCAAGAAACACCAACTCCTGAAAAAGTTAGCATGTGGCAAAAATGGCTTACTGTTCTTTGAACAGGGTTTCGTAGAGAACTTAAAATATAGGTTGTGTCGTCTACGTGTGTCCAACCTGCATGGTCTACTGAATATCTAATTTTGTTTTGTTTAAATGAAGTTTCGAGTTCAATTATTAAATAATTGTGGATATAAATACCTGCTGTTTTTGGAATATGAAGATGATGAAAAAAGTCTTTCCCGTTTTTAGTTAATGGTTTGGACAACACTATTTTTGGCAATGTATATCCATCAACTTCATCAGCCTGACCCCATTTCCCTATTGGGCAAGAAGCCTTGGGGAGTTTTACTTTTGGTATTAATAAACACCCACATTTAATACATTGTTTTGTTAATTTTATGTAATTCTCACACCCAGAACAAATTAAGAGTCTTTTTTCTTGGATTTCTTCAATAACACGTTCCTTAGTTAAAAATAAATCCCAAGGACGTACTGGTTTAATTTCATCAGACATTTATTAACCATTCTTTATTTAACACACTCCATTCAACAATCTTTTTTAATGAATCTTCAAAAGGTACTGGTGAAGCCCAACCCCAATTGGTTAAAGTAGTTCTATCTAACGCATATCGTAAATCATGTCCAGGTCGAGTTTCCCCTACGTTCTGATATTCAACTTGGTCGCCATAAATATTCATATGTCCAGCAATAAGTCTAACCATTTCATCATTAGAAACTTCTTTTTCTCCACCTACATGAAAACGGTGTGGTCTATCAATTCCTTCTGAAAACTTGATTTGGTATTTAGCAAAGTTATTTATTACAAAAACTAAAGCGTCTGCTTGATTCCTGGCGTGTAAGTAATAACGGCTTCCTGATGACCAAACTCCGTTATTTAAATTGGCATGGACTGGCATTTTTAGTCCCGATAATAATTGGGATATTGTCTTTGGTATAAATTTTTCTACATCTTGCCTTTCCCCAATTATGTTCATTGTATTAGATATAACTACTGGAATGTCATAGCTTCTCCAATAAGAAATGGCAATTGCTTCTTGAGAAGCCTTACTAGCGGAATAAGGGTTGGATGGAAGTATTGCATCATATTCTGGGTGTGAATCTCCATTTTTTGCTGGTCCGTACACTTCATCGGTACTTACTTGAATAAATAATTTAAGGTCTGGAATAGTTCTAGCATATTCAAGCATAGATACTGCTATTGAAACATTGTTCATAATAAAATGTCTAGGCTCTATCAAACTTCTATCTACGTGGGATTCTGATGCGTTATTAATTATTACATCAATATGTCCTATTTCTTTGGACGTTATTTCGTCAATAGGAGTTCGTAAATCGTGGGTTACAACAGTCACTCTTTTAATTTCATTAGGGTTAGCGTTAAAAACTGCACGTAAACGTGCGCTAATTCCTTTGTGTCTAAAACTATCTAAAACTACAACATCCCAGTCAGTAGTTTTTAATATATGTTCAAGAGTGTGGTGTCCTACAAATCCACCCCCGCCAGTTAATAACACTTTCACTTTGGGCGGTTATTCTTATGTATATCATCAAGTATGTGCAACACGTTATCCAAAAGCACTTTATCGGTTTCACGGATTCGAGTGCAAAAATACAAAATGGCTAAATTTGTAACTACCAAAACTACATTAATGAAAGTTATCATTTGTTTTTCTTCCTTCCTGCCCACCAAGAAGTACGGCGGTGAGGCATAGAGTGACCAATGTTGGGTTCATGTTGGTGTATATCTGGGTTTGCCATTAAATATACATCATCGTTGAGTTTAAATTGCTTTAAATGGTCTGATACCGCTTCAATATTAATGGATATATTAATATCAAGAATACGACATTGCTCCCAAAAATGTATATCATCAGAAGTCCAAGTGTCCCATTCTTTTGAATATGAATCATCAAACCAAGGGAATGAAATACCTTGGTTCAATGTTTGTATTGCTAAAAATACTTCTCTATGGATAAGTGTAAAACCAATTCCAGTGGAATGTATTTTTTCAATAATATGGTTACCATCAGTAATAGCCTGAGCAATATCTTGTGGGGTTAGCCATTCACCTAATGCGTGGGGATCAGTTCTATCTACCCATTTTTGTGCGCCAATAACAATATTTTTTCCATCATTAAATGGAACATAATATTTTCCTCCCATAACTGGGTGAGTTACTGAATTAGCCGCACCCACTAATTTATCAAAAGTGTCTATGGTAATACATACATCGCTATCTAATGATAATAGCCATTCTGATTTAGTGTTTAAAAAAAGTTGAACCATCCTATTTCTGTTTAGAGAAACGTATGGCCCAGAAGCAACAACAACATCTGTAATTCGTTCAGGCCGACCAAGTAAAATATTACTCAAATGTGCAATAAACCCAGAATTAACCAACCCTGAATCAATCCAACCAACTGTTATTTTTTCTTTTTTATCCATTTTGTTTTCCCTTTTCAACTGTGTTGTGGTACACTTTCTTTACCCACATTTTGTCTCTATATCTTCCTCTTTCTACACTTCTTGTTTCGTGACCTAATTCGTGGGCCGCTTCTATAAGAGATGGGTCATATACGGCTGTCCAATTTGCTCTTTTGATAGGGATTACTTGTGCGTATGGAGTACCTTTAGGGATTAATCCTTCAAAACCTTCTTTAATAAAAAAGGGTATATTCCCAGAACTAAAATATTTATCACTGTCTATAATTGCAGACATTGTTGTGAATGGTAAATCAAACCTGTTTAAAGGGTGTGTGAAAAGACTACTCCACCCTCTAGGTGATTTAACTCCCCACTTTGGAGTCCAAACAAGATGGTTTGGCAAATGCCCTGCTGGTCTAGGTATATGGCTACCACTTTTTGGGCTTCGTTCAGCAATAGCCAGGCCAGTATTTTCACTACCCCAATCAATATCAAGAGAACCATCTTCTAATATTTTGATATAAATGTCAGTCCATGTTAATAACATATACCCAGATAAGAGTCCATCTAAAAATGGGACACAGGTTTTTAGACCGTTAGAATTCGGGTTGAATTTATCCCAATCTGATACGGTAGCGTTATTTGTTATCTCTAAAATTGAATTAAATATTTCTTCAGGCAAAAAGTCTTTTATCAAACATATTTCTTCATCTAAGAAAAAGGCCTGTGGATGAATTATTATGTCTTTTAAAAGATTCACAATAAATCAATCAGGTTAATTCTTTGAAAATATACCTGTTGCCCCATCATAAGCCCAATCTCTATCTGGTCCACCGTTAGATGGACTATCACATTGAACTATGGTGGCATTACTCAAAAGCAATGACGCTAATCTTTCTTCTATGTGAAAAACTTGACCAACAATTCCATCAATTATAAGAGCAACATGATATGGCATCAAAGATGCTTCATCCGTTGGACTAGGGACGGTGGATTCTTCTGCCTTAATTACCTGAAATGTACGAAATGTATTAAGTGCCATGATATTTAACTCCTTTTAATAGTAGGTTTATCGTATCTCACAGTAGGGCAATTGCAATGTTATCCACAGTGTTTGCTTGCCCATAACCGCCTGGTGATACAATTATACCATGAATAGTTCCTCCAGGGGTTTGGCTGGTAGAGAGAGTTGAACCGATTTGTCCACTTGTTTGACCAGCACCAACAAATGCTTTTGCATTTATAGAACTCCCTAAAGTCGTAACTTCTATGGATAATGGAGCAGATGACAAAGCCTGGTCTACTACTGT